CCGCATTAGTAGATTGCCGGCTTAGCTCAGTTGGTAGAGCATCTGATTTGTAATCAGAGGGTCGCGTGTTCAAGTCATGTAGCCGGCATTAACTTTATAATTTTAGAAGTTATTTTGGGCGCGTAGCTCAGGTGGTTAGAGCGCACGCCTGATAAGCGTGAGGTCGGTGGTTCGAGTCCACTCGTGCCCATCAAGAATATGGTCCGTTGGTCAAGGGGTTAAGACACCGCCTTTTCACGGCGGTAACACGGGTTCGAATCCCGTACGGACTATTTTTTGTTATATGGAGGATTACCCAAGTCCGGCTGAAGGGAACGGTCTTGAAAACCGTCAGGCGTGTAAAAGCGTGCGTGGGTTCGAATCCCACATCCTCCTTTAAAGATATCGCGGGATGGAGCAGCTAGGTAGCTCGTCGGGCTCATAACCCGAAGGTCGTAGGTTCAAATCCTGCTCCCGCAATAGGCTCGGTAGCTCAGTTGGTAGAGCAATGGATTGAAGCTCCATGTGTCGGCGGTTCGATTCCGTCTCGCGCCATTTATACCTTAGGAGAGATAGCGAAGAGGCTAAACGCGGCGGACTGTAAATCCGCTCCTTCGGGTTCGGGGGTTCGAATCCCTCTCTCTCCATAGTAAACGGGCATAGTTTAAAGGTAGAACTAAGGTCTCCAAAACCTTCAGTGTGGGTTCGATTCCTACTGCCCGTGTTTTTTCTAATATGGCGGGTGTGGTGAAGTGGTTAACACATCAGATTGTGGCTCTGACATTCGTGGGTTCGATTCCCATCACTCGCCTTTTCATGGGGTATAGCCAAGCGGTAAGGCAAGGGACTTTGACTCCCTCATGCGTTGGTTCGAATCCAGCTACCCCAGTTTTAAGATAGCCGGCGTGGCGGAATTGGCAGACGCGCTGGACTCAAAATCCAGTGTCCTCACGGACGTGCCGGTTCGACCCCGGCCGCCGGTATACTTTAAAAGACAAGGTTTCTAAACCTTGTCTTTTTTCTACTAGATAATTTATTGTGAAATGTTACTTGTAATATATATTTATTTTTTTCATTGTAGAAGAATTTATATAATAGACTTCCTGCGAAACAAAATATGGTACAATAGTTCTATGAATTATGAAGCAAGCAAACAATTAACTGATGTACGATTTAAGCGCCTTGTTGGTGTTCAGCGCACTACTTTTGAAGAGATGTTAGCTGTGTTAAAAACAGCTTATCAACGTAAACACGCAAAAGGTGGCCGAACCCCTAAGTTAAGCTTAGAAGATCTCCTCATGGCTACTCTTCAATACATGCGAGAATACCGCACTTATGAACAAATTGCGGCTGATTTTGGCATTCACGAAAGCAACTTAATCCGTCGAAGTCAATGGGTTGAATCAACTCTTATTCAAAGTGGTTTTACGATTTCAAAAACTCATCTTAGTGCTGAGGATACGGTGATTGTGGATGCAACAGAGGTAAAAATCAATCGTCCTAAAAAAATCAACTAGCGAATTATTCTGGTAAAAAGAAATGTCATGCTATGAAGGCTCAGGCGATTGTCACAAGCCAAGGGAGAATTGTTTCTTTGGATATTGCAGTGAACTATTGCCACGATATGAAGTTGTTCAAAATGAGTCGCAGAAACATCGGACAAGCTGCTAAAATCTTGGCAGACAGTGGTTATCAAGGGATCATGAAGATGTATTCACAAGCGCAAACTCCGAGGAAATCAAGCAAACTTAAGCCACTAACTCTTGAAGATAAAACCTATAACCATACGCTATCCAAAGAGAGAATCAAGGTTGAGAATATTTTTGCCAAAGTAAAAACGTTTAAAATATTTTCAACAACCTATCGAAATCGACGCAAACGGTTTGGATTACGAATGAATTTGATTGCTGGAATGATCAACCGTGAACTAGNCTTTGACTCCCTCATGCGTTGGTTCGAATCCAGCTACCCCAGTTTTAAGATAGCCGGCGTGGCGGAATTGGCAGACGCGCTGGACTCAAAATCCAGTGTCCTCACGGACGTGCCGGTTCGACCCCGGCCGCCGGTATACTTTAAAAGACAAGGTTTCTAAACCTTGTCTTTTTTGTATTGTACTGGTAATTTTGAGAAAAAGTTACTGAAAATTACTTATATTTGTTGTTCATTATTGCAATTGTTATTGAAGTTTTAAAACAAGCAGAAATAATAAGGAAATTTTTCAAGAGTTAGTGGAGACTCAACATTTAAATGCAATTCAAAGAGGACTCCTAAATGTCATAGATTCTGAAGTAATAAAAGTGTTTGTGAATGATAGATAGGTAGTATAAAATAATAAGATTTTTCAGTGTATATGTTACGACTAAAAAATTAAACTCGTGAAAATTTGTTATACTAATATTAGTTTTAACATACTGGTAAATAATAATTATTTTTATTAGATACTTGACATGGGAAGTTTATTTTCTAAGAAAAGAGAGCATGATGAAAAAATATGTAAAATGGTTAATTCCCATATCTATTATTGGGATGTTACTAGCAGGCTGTCAAATGAATAGTGAATCTAAAAGTCAGTCAAACGAAGTAAAAAATAGCAAACAGTCAGCAGTAAAGAAAGGTAAAAAAGTAATGAAAAAAGAACAAGTAGCTTATCTCAAAAAGCATGAAAAAGAATTAACTGAATATGTCAAAATCCAAAATCCAGATATTAGTGAAATTAAGTATGATTGGAATAGTGTGCGTATAGTGGAAGCTAGTAATGGAACCCCTCAAGGCGGAGAGCAACTATTATTAATTTTGGGTTATGCAAATGGCAGTGAATTAACCAATTTTACTCTAAATTTCACATTGGGTGATAATCAAATGCCTAATATTGACTCAGTTGGCTCAGATAATTTATCAACTATTGAAGATTAATAATAACAATAAGAAAGGTATATAATGGGATGATGGAATCTTAAGGAATTTGAAGATATATTTTGAAGTATGGCAGAAAGTGCTAATACAGGACGATCGAATTCTTTTGTTTTAGAAGAATTAACTGAATTTCAAAGAGAAAAGTTAAAAAATGGGGAGTCAGTTAAGTTTAATTTTTCTAAAGATGTTAAGAAAGAAAATAAGGTTATCGAAGGAGGGCACCCCCAAGTCATAGGGTAATCTACCTGCAAACTGGATAAGTCCTTAAATACAATTGATGAAAAAGTAGAGGTTCGCGTTCCTGATGTCAATGGCGGTTATCACTCTGAGCATTGTGTTACTAATTCCTATCAGAAAGGTTACTGAAAGATGATGAAGCAGTAGCTCTATAATCACTAAAAGCTCATCATTGCTTAGTGTTTAAGTTAACTTCTAAAGCTCGAACCTTGTTAAATCAAGGCTTGTTTACTTTTAAAAGTGACATTTTATTTTTCTAAAAATGAGGTTATCGGGATTCCTCATTCTAAGTTACTTTGTTTATATGTACCTTTACTTAAGGTTTATTTTCATTATTTTTAATTTAATATTTTGGAGTATGTACGCTCCATTATAGTATTTTCGAAGACATCTTTAAAAGAACTGTAGAAGTTAAAATATTTTAACCTAGTATCTAACGTCATATATTGGTACATAGTCTTAAATATCCTTTTGATAACCTTGTACATATGAAATAGGCTAAATATTTTTAGTGAACTAAATGTAAGTTTATTGTTTGTATTAGGCGGGATAACAATATTGTTGTTTTTATTCTTTCTGAGTAATGGTTTATTAATTATGTAATTATTCTGGTATCAAATGATACTTTTAATATTCCAGTTTGTCAATAAATCATCAATGTAATTCTTTTCATCAAAAGCGATCCCTTTATCTGGTTGATTTAATATGTTAACTTGATGATTATTCTTCTTGCTTAATATATGGGATAATAATTATCTTAAATTGACACTTGGAGCATTCAATCACGAGATTGTAATAACTAAAAATTGTTTAAAATTTAAGGATGTATTTCTTGTTGATCTTACTATCTGATCTAATAATGGTATATAATAAGATTAAAATTTAAACATTGTCTGGAGATGTAGCAAAGGAGATAAAATGACTAAAATTTATCATATGATTTTATGTAATTCTGATATAATGAAGATTTTAGCTATAATAAAATCTCTTCCACTGAATGATTGTTGGCTGTGTGCTGGCACATTGAGAAACTTTATATGGAATAAACTTTCTGGAATAAATGAGACATTGACATCAGATATTGATGTTGTATTTTTTGATAAAAATATTTCTTATGAAGAAACGGTGGCATTAGAACAACAATTAAAGGATAACTATCCACAGTACGATTGGGAACTTAAAAATGAATTTTACATGAACACTCATTCTCCTAATACCCCAAAGTATACTAGCTCTAAAGATGCTATTTCGAAATTTCCTGAAAAGTGTACTGCAGTGGGAGCAAGGTTAGATGATAGAAATCAACTCGAACTTTACCTCCCTTATGGTGAAGAGGAAATATTAAATTTCATTGTTAGTCCTACGCCATATTTTGAAGAGGATCTATTACGTTATAATGTTTATTTGAAGCGAGTGGATAAGAAGAAATGGAATAATATTTGGCCTCGTTTAACAATCATAAAAAAATGATAACGTTACTGGAGTTGGCTTAACAGCTTTTAAATTTTTAGACTGACAAATGGTATAGACCTTTAATAAGGTCGTTTATCGATAATCATAGTGTACTGTGTTATAATCGTTATAGCATAAAAACACGTTGCAGTTGGTAGTCTGCAAGCGTTCAGTGAACGTCAGTAACCTTCCCTCCAGGTCGTCCATTGCAATTTAATATTTAAAGGAGGGGACTGTATGAAAATGACAGTCTATTTTGATGGTAATTTTTGGTTGGGTTTGATTGAGTACGATGATGATGGTGATTACAAAGTTTTTCGTTATTTTTTTGGAAAAGAACCTAAAGATGATGATGTTTTTAATTTTATAAATCATAAACTTAATGATTTGATAAAAAAATATGAGTTTGTTAAAACGGATATTTCTCTAAAGCGTACGAATGAACACAAAAAAAGCCCTAAAAGAATGCAAAGAGAAATTAATAGAGAAAAACGTAAGCCAGTAGTATCTACAAAAGCGCAATTGGCGATGAAAACTATTCATATGAGTATAAAAAACGAACGTCAATTAAGTCAGAAATGTAAGAAAAATGAGTTAAGAAAGCATCGGTACCAATTAAAACAAGAAAAACGTTACCAAAAGAAAAAAGGGCATTGATTGTGTCATCATATAAAAAGCTTGAGATGATACTCTCAAGCTTTTTATATGTTAACTAATATGAGTCACTAAATAGTCTGATAATGCTCAATTAATGTGTTTTGGGAAAAAATCATTTCCTTAAAGGACACCATTGTCATGTTGTTATCACCTTACTTTTTTTATACTTAGTATATGTTTAAGAAAGGAATAAGTTGTTTTGAGAGATTTTGAGGAGTTGTTTGATAAAGTAAAGCCAATCGTAATGAAGCTGAGAAGAAATTATTTTGTTCAACTTTGGGAATATGATGATTGGATTCAAGAAGGACGTATTGTACTTTTTAGGTTGCTTGAAGAGCATCCGTATTTATTGGATAATGAAAGCAAACTATTCATTTACTTTAAAACAAAATTTTCAAATTATTTAAACGATGTATTAAGACACCAAGATTGTCAAAAGCGACAATTTAATAAAATGCCTTATGAAGAAATCAGTGAAGTTAGTCACTATGTTAAGAGTAAAGGACTAGTTTTAGATGACTATATTGCTTATCGTGATACTTTAACAAAAGTGGAAGAAACTTTGTCAGATATTGATAAAGAAAAATTTGAAAAACTGATTAGTGGTGAACGTTTTGCGGGGAAGAAACAATTCATACGAGATATTCAACCTTTTTTCAATGCTTTTAAAGCGGATTAATCGATTTTATTTCTGCAGTAGATAGCTGCAGAATTTTTTTATAAGGAAAGTTCGCTGATATATTCCTGTGAAAGCCTTTGTTTTTTGTTATAATATAAGATTACCTCTCAGAATCATTGATATCAAGGCTTTTTTAAAGTCTAAAAACAGACTTACTACGTTCCCCACTACGTTTGTGTTAAATAGCGACGAGTTCGGCCAATTTGTCAGCAACATTATCCTTTGATTTTTTGGATAAGTGAGTATATAAATCCATCGTGATTGCTATTTTAGCGTGGCCTAACCGCTCTTGTGCAATCTTAGCGGGAATCCCAGCCTCAAACAACAACGAAGCGTGGGTATGTCTAAACCCGTGGGGAGTAATCCTTTTTAATCCATGCTTCAATATAAATCTGTCCAGTCTTTTTCTCACGGTGTCGCTAGCAAAATTAAACAATTTAAACGATCCGTGTAAAGGTTTGATACTTTGCTTAATATATAATTTGGCTAACGTCATGGTCTCAGCGTCCATTGATATGGTGCGATTGCTTTTTTTGGTTTTAGGAGATTGTACAGCCCATCCTTCTTTTGTATAAGCAATGGTTTTTGTAATGCTGATAGTATTGTTGTGGAAATCAAAGTCGGTATCTTTTAAAGCTATTAATTCACCAATCCTAAAACCGCCATAACTCAGCAATCTATAAATCAGACGCATCTCTAGAGTTTCTTCAGCTTCCACAATCCTCAAGAAAGCATTCAATTCCTCTTTTGTGTAATATTTTTTGGTGAGTGTATCCATGTTTTTGTAAGTGCACTTTGATCTCAACGTCTTGCTCATGGGGTTATTATCAATAATACCTAAGTTGACAGCAAATTTAAAAATTCTGTTTGCTAAACTTAGATAAAGCCTATAACCGCTATATCGAGATAGGCAATTCACAAATTTTTGACAAATCATGACAGTTATCTTCGTCATTTGCAGTTGTCCTAAATGTGGCTTTAAAATTGTTTTATAGTAGTTTTGGTTAACCAGAAATGTTGACGGTTTGACTGTATTTCGGTACTGCTCAAACCACAGTTTGGCTACATCGTCAAATGTAGTTTTATCGTTGCTTTTCCAAGCGCCTTGACGCTGAAAATCATCAATAAGTTTTACCTCGGCTCTTTTAGCTTCTCTTTCTGTTTTAAACCCTTGCCTAGTTGTCCTGACTTGTTTACCAGTCATGGGATCAACACCAAGGTATGCTCTTAAGCGATAGGCAGTTGTGCCATCTTTTTTAGTGTATTTTTCAATCATTGTTTTTTCCTCTCTCTTTGCGCTGGGGAGTGCTGATTTTGAGATAGGATATTGGCATCACCTCCTAAAAATGATATAATTAGGTACAAGAAAACGACCTTTTTAATGGTTGTTTCTTATACTAGATTCGCCTTACGCTCTCCTTGGACAAAATTTGAGCGTGGGGCTTTTTTATTTCCATAATCCTGAGTTATATCTCACTTTGATATCTTTAATCTTGCTGTTTGTCCCAAAAACAATACTAGCCGCTGCTGTTTCTCCATCTTTTACAACAACGCTATATCCGTCATTATCTAAATTTTCGCTGATAACTGAATCAAAAGAAATAGTTTCATCTCCATTGTAGGCGAAAATATCTCTTGTATCAAAACCTTTTGTTTCCCCAGTTGTATTTTTGAATTCTATCGGCACAATGATTTTATTTTTGAAATCTGTTGTTGTTGCTAACATTCTTGTTTTGTCATTATTTGGTTTATTTATAGTTAAGTAACCTCCACCCAATTTAACTTCATCACCAAAAGACGATACAACTTGATCTTTATTAAGATAAAATTTAATAGCTCTGACAGACAATTCTTCGTCAAAACGACTGGTAAAATCGGATATGGTTTTCCTAATACCTGACGTCGTTTTATTTTCTTGAGTTTTTTCTAATTTTGCTATTTTCTTCTCGTTAACAATATTAGTCTCTGCCAATCTGTAAATGACAAAAAACGAAAATCCTAAAACTAATAGTAGTATAGCGTGTGTCCAAAAATACCACTTTTTATAAAAAGGTTTTTTCATATCATAAATCTCCTAAATTAAATTTTTAAACTCATTTACTACCATCGCTTCATCGCAGATGGTGTTTAACCTATACGCTTTCATAAATCTATAAACATTAAAATCTTCTATGTCGTCAAGTTTTCCACAGACTACCCTTCTCTATAAATATCTACCACCTCACCAATGGTTCTGAAATCATCTCCTTCAGCTGGTGTGATGTCAGCATACTTTGGATTAAGTGACTGGAGGTAGTCGTTCTTTAATTTCTTGACATAGTTTTCACCGTTAACTTGGAAAATACCAATTTTGTTAATGTCAACTTGATCAGCCAGCTTAATAAATAAAAAGTCGCCATTTTTTATTTTTGGTTCCATTGAGTGACCGACAACAACCGCAACGGTGTCATAGTTTTTTTCATCTGGTATTTCATCAGCGTAGAAGTCAACCTCTGTGTCATAGTCATCCTCTTGCCAATATCCAGTACCAGCAGACACTTTACCGGGTACAGATAGACTTACACGTTTTCTGGAGCCGTATTCTGCCATCTTCTCTTGCAAGTTTATCACTTTGCCTTGTTCCTCAGATAAAAGTGTCTCAGATATAGCCAGCAACTTATTCTTTCGTACGTTGTTAAGTTTTGAATAGTTAGATAAGAGAATTGCTTGCCTTGGATCAAAGTTGACTTTGGAAGTTGCTCCATTAGTAGAGTGTTCTTCAATCAAATCTGACTTGTTAATTGAAAAGTATTCAGCCAAAAGTTCTATTTTCCCTATTCGTGGATAAGTTATACCCTTGAGCCAATCTCTAACCGTAGTATACTTCAGTCCTAAGTCTGCACATAGTGTATTTCTGTCTACTCTTTTTCGCTCCATATAAAATGCAAGGTTTTTAGAAAATATCTCTTTGTTCTCTAATTTTTTTGAAGACATTTTTGCACCTCCTTATAATGTATATATTACGGCAAAAACGCAAAAAAGTAAATAAAAAAATAAAAAAACCGTAAAAAAACGCAAAAAAATACTTGACATTGCGGTTTAACCGCAGTATAATATAATCAAGCTTAAGGAATTAAGCAAAACGAAAGGAGGTACAGCTGATGAAGTCGAGGCTAAACAAAAAGCCTAAACACAAAGAACTAGAAGTCGAAATCAAAATTCTTTGGTTTAAGCTTAGAATAAAACATCTGATTACTAGGTAATCGGATAGGGGGTGAAACTCCCCCACCCCTAATAGGGGTAAGTTTAGTTTAGCACATTGGCTGTATCTCCGCAAGAATGAAAGGAGAAGTTATGAGTGAGCAAAATGAAAAGTTTATCGGAGTGCTAAAAGATATGCACATGCAAATTTTGCGAGATTTCGTAAACGCAGAAGACCCCTTAACAAGGTGCGAACTTGCTAAAGGGTTCCTCGAAATTGGCGACTATTTATCAAAACAATGACTCGCCACGCTCAAGAGCTTCGGCTATAACTTTACCATTATTGATTTGTTCTTGCTTTTCGGCTTCAATGAAAGGTAAATTATGTTGCTTAATAGCTTCTAAAGAGTCTTCGTAAAGTTTGATTTTATCTTCGATAGACAAAGTAGGGCTAGAAGAAGCAACAATAGCGAGAGCTAAATCTTTTGAATTAGAAATTTTCATTAGCTTATCCTCCTTTCTGCTAGGATAAGTTGATTATAACATTTTTAGGAGGTACAAAATGAATTGGAAAAAACTAATGTTTGGCGATCTAGAACACACGTTTACTAGTCGTAATGGCAAAGAAAAAACAAGTATTGAATTTGAAGGTGGCTTATTGCCAGCTCTGTTAGTGCTAGGTGGTATCACTTGGCTGATCGCTTGGTTTATTACAAAATAAAAACTCCCAAAAGGAGTGGAAAGGAGGGAAGGCATGGAAAAAATTAAATACGGTGTACTAGGTTCTTCCAAGATATTTCACACAAGAAAATCTGCTCTCACTCATGCAAATCTTTTAGGATATCCTCGTAGTGCGGTTTTTTTGATAATTCCACAGGGAATGACGCAGAAAATGATTGATAAGGTGAATTAACATATCCTGCTTTATTAGCTTTAAATAGTTTTTTCTTTTTAGCTACTTTAAAAGCAACAAAGAGTCTATCTGTGATTTCAGATGTTTGTATGATTAAATCCATCCTTGTCATACTGTGGGCTTTTAATACTCCACAATCTGCCTCTGGAACCTCGATAAGGATTGTATTGCCATCAGGCTGTACTGCGGCTATAGCCTCTCTACCTGTTAAATCGTTAATTATATTATTTTGCTTTTGGTAATAATGCTGATATTTTCTGTTTTTATCAAAAACAATCAAGTCGAAGTAGCTTACATCAACATTAGAAGGATTGATGATTTTAATGTTAGCTCTTAATGTACCATTTGGATTATATATGCTTTCACCGTTGTCTAAAATAACGCTCAAAATCCAATCTGAAACAGGAGCAGCAATTAACTCGACTTGTAAGTTATTTCTTCGGTAGTTTGAATAAGATAGAAACAGAGCTATTAAAGCTATCCAATTTTTTATTAGATATTCACTTGTAAACTTAAAAACACACAATAAAAAATTAAAAAAATTCATTTCAACCTCACATTTTTATTTAAATTATACCACAGAAACAGAAAGGGGGTGGGAGAATGACGAAAATGACGTTGAAAGCTTTAAGAGCAACAAAAAACTGGAGTCAAGAAGAGGCTGCAAGAGCTTTGAAAGTTTCCAAAGATACATGGGGCAACTGGGAAAGAGGTAATACAGAGCCAAGTGTTACAAAGGCTTATCAAATTGCCTATATATTCGATATATCATTAGATGATATTATTTTTTTACCAAACATTGCGGTTTAAACGCAAACTCTTAGAAATAGAACAAAACTAACACAACACTAGAAAGGAGAAAAATGCAGGAAATAACAACACAAAATGATTTTGACTATTCACTTGTTGATTTTGAAACTCAAGAATTTTTACAAGAGCGTTCAAATATTATCTATGGAATTCAAAGCAAAAGCGCTTATGAAATAGGTAAGCAACTTGTTAAAGCTCAAGAAGTTTTGGCAAAAAATAGATATGGTTGTTTTGAAGAGTGGTATTCAAGCCTTGGATTTAGAAAAACAAAAGCTTATGAGTACATTAATCATTATAATTTCATTCGTTCGCAAAGCGAACAATTGAATATCGAAACATTTGAAGAACTTCCAAAAAAGCTTCAATCAGAAATGTCAAAGCCGTCTGCCAATCCAGAACTCAATCAAAAAGTCTTTGATGGGGATATTACAACTCATAAGCAATACAAAGAGTTAGAACGCCAACTCAAACTAGCAGAAGCTGACAAAGAACGGTTAAAACAACAAAATGAGAGACTAGCAGAGCAAGCCTTGAGTGCTAAAATCGTTGAAAAAGAAGTTATCAAAGAAGTTATTCCAGATGATTATGAAAGCACTAAGCAACTTAATCAGACTTTGCTTGGCAAGAATAAAGAACTAAGTAAGATGGTTGATGATGCCTTGCAGCACGAGGAGTATTTAAAAAGTCAACTTAAAGAATTCTATGCTAAGCGTGATGAGGTCAATCATAAATCAGCTAAGTATGATGAGCTAACAGAAGCGATTAAACAGTCAGAAGGTAAACTCAATAGCTATCAAAAGAAGATTGCATCATACAAGAATATCACTGAACTACTCAAAAAAGGCGATTTGCTATTACTTGAAATGAGCGGACTTATCTATGCTGATGAAACGCACTATATCCAGCGTGACGGGCTTATTAAGCAAGAGTTCGATAGCTTGGTCGATAGAGGTCTAAAGCTCTTTAATGACCTTGATATGAAGCGTAAGAACACTGAAATTTTAGAAGGAGAAGTCTTATGAATGAACTAACAACAACTCAACAACTGATTGAAATGTCAAAAATGCAGACAGTGACTTTAGAAAAGGTTGATAACTTAGAAAAAGGATTATTGCAAGCGCAGAATGATATTCAAGAAATCATGGATACATCTTATTTACATCCTGGAATTATTAATATGATTACTAAAAAACGTCGTAAACGTGTCATTGATTGTATGGGCGGAAAATCTGCAAAAGCTTATAAAACCTTTAAAGTAGACGAGGAAGGCAGAAAGCATCGTTTTTCAAGTGAAGTATTCCGAGAAATGGAACTTGATTTCAAAGCAGAATTTGATCTCAATAGCTACGCTGAATTGTCTAAATCTAAGAAAGAAGAGGCGCTTGAATATATCGCTATGTGGGAACCGTGCACGAATACTAAACGAAAAATTAATCTGTTGAACAAACAGACTGAACTTGAACTGATTGGGTAAGAAAGGAACAAAACTAACGAAAGGAGAAAATATGGAAGAAAATATCAAGCAGTTGATCACTGAAAATATCTTAGAATTTTTAGGTTCTGACTATGGAAAAGGTTTCTTAACCGGCATAAAAATTGCCGTTGAGATTATTGCCAAACAAATACCGACACCTTCAGAAGAGGATATCGGTCATGATAGTTAATTTTTGCGCTGCTGTTCGAAAGCTTGTTTTAAATGAGTTGCCATCATTTGCTGAACAGCAAGAACGAAATCCATACTATGGAGCGTTCATACAAAATCAAAGTGTATATCACTAAGGAGAAAGAACATGATTACTATTTTAAAAGAAATAAACCAAACACTAAAAGAAATCCTAGCAGAATTAAAAGAACCTACTGTGGTAACAGTAGATTCTGAAAAGTTAAGTAATACGCTAACTACTGAACAGAAGATACGCCGATTATCTGGTCAATAAACAGAACAACAAATGGAAGGTTCAAAGTAGATTCTTTTGATGTTGACAAAGTAGCATCAACAAGCAACATAAATCTTTCGTTGTCATCTTTATTTTCTTTACGATATTCCAAGAATTCAAGGACATGAGCATACTTGGCTTTATCAGGATTTTCAGGTAATAAAGTTCCAGTGAATATTCCACTCGCTGTAATCACATTAAGCTTACAATTGCTTTTTTCCGAAAAAATAGCGACATCTGCAATAAGATTAGTTTTTAAAACGTCGTTCATTATAATCACCTCCTTTCGAGATGATTATACCACTAAAAAAGTCCGACGGGAATCGGACTCAAAACAAACTTAATTTACTTAATTATATCACAGAAAGGAAACAATATGCTAGCAAAACTTAAAAGCGGTATCGAAGTACCTTACGAAGAGCTTTGGCTTAATGATAACGACTTATCCGAATTTATTGGAAAGTCATTTGACCAAACGCAGCGATTACTAAGAAAGATGTACAAAGACAGAAATTATCGCAAATACATTGACAAGGTTGGCGGTCGTTCAACAAAAGTTAAAAAATTTGAAGAATGGAGAAAATTACAAAATGAAAAAATTATTTAACTTTATTTTTACAAAACCAAAAAAAGAAGAACCAAAACCAAAAAGGACAATTGAAACACACGGCTGGGAAGTTGGTGCGAAAGCTTATGATGATTTTCATAATTATATGAAAGGTTTGAAACATGGATGAATGGAATCCAATTTTAATTAGGAACTAGATGGTTTGCCTGGTAAGCAGGTTTGGTAGGAAATACATAGTCCTTTGACAACTGAATATGGGTGCGTTGGAGTAAAATATATTTTACAAATTTCCGTTTTAATACGGTTAAAGTGTATTTTTTCTTGATATTTCGTTTTTTTCGTAGTATACTTTAGGGGAAGTGAAGAATATTTAGCACATTTAGTGCCAAAAAGAAATCCCCTAGTACCGCAAATACTAGGGGATTTTTCTAGTTTCCTAGAAGACACTAATCATCGTTGTCTAGCCACTTTTGGACTAGCAACAAGACGATGCCGACCAATAATGGTGCGATGATTGTTGTGAAGAATATTTCGCACATGGTTCTCACCTCCAATCTAAGGCGGTGTAGTAGTGCCGAGTAGTATTATAGCATTTAAAGCTTCTAAAAGCTACGAGATTTCAATCCTGATAGCTTCTGATGACAAGAACGGTAAAATGTATGTCTAGATAACAGACTGTCTCAGAAGTGATTTTAGGGCTGTTTTGAGAGAAAGAAAAATATTTAAAAATGTTTAAACAAAACCATTGACATTTGTTTAAACATAAGTTATAATTAAATCATGGTTAAGGAATTAACTAAATCCAACGGAAAGGAAACGGAGCTATGCGAAGTCGAAAAACTAAGCAAAAAGAAAAGCTCTCGCTGACTGATAAATTTGTGATTATCGGCATAATCATAGAAATAATCAGATTCATACGAGAACTTCTCTAAAAGCAACGAAACCAGAGGGCGAAAGCCCTCGGTGGTTTCGTGTACTTCGATTATAACATAGCTCCTACAGGCTAGCAAATGAAGCACGAAAAAAGAACTGAAATTTTGTTAGGGATTTTAATTGTCTTGCAATTGTTAAATCTTGCCTTGAGTTTTCGATAGGTGACAGATTTGGCAAAAATGGGGCGACCTACTAGCAATCCAAGGGATAAGTATATCGGTGTCAGAGCTTCAAAAAATGAGGTAGAAATGCTTGATTTTTGTACCGAAAAGACTGGAAAAAGCAAAACCGATATCCTCATGGAAGGGCTCGAAAAAGTCTATAATGAGCTAAAAGGGTAAACAAAAAAACACCACGTAACTACTCAAACGCCAATCCGATTAGTTACGCAGTGCCAAACGCACCCATATTCAAGAAGAATACAGGATACGCTTATATTATAACAGCGTACCTGTATTTGTGCAACTCAAATTTATAGGTACGCTTTTTGTGTGCCTCAAATTCGCAGGAGGACTGTATGAAAACTTACACATTAACTGAAGAAGAATTGAATGAATTAGTAGCCGAGCGCATGAAACAAGCGAAAGAAAAACGCACACCACAGGGGCTATTTAAAGATGTCGGCTTTGATGATGAGTTAATTCCGATCAACAATAAATACCCAAAAGTACTCAAGAAATTAAATCGTGAACGTGCTTATAAACCAGAAAAACACGTCTTCAATCAGACACCAAAAGTTTTTGGTGTGGACAACGAGATTAGTTATAGCAAAATTACAACACATGACGTGCACAACCATATTCGTTTGCTTGTCTTAAATGTCTTTGGTAAAAGTCAAAATAAGGAAGTATTGCCTGAGGAATACGACCAAGCAATAGAACTTTACAATCAATTAAAAGAGTGGTTTGTGTCTAGCTATGATAAGCGATTAGAGGGATTGGTACTAGAAGATGATTAAAAAAATATGCGTTAACTACTTACTAAAACAGATTGACAAAAGCAAACTAGAAACAAGAGATAAAGCGAAGTTGAACTACTTTATCACACTAGTGGACTGCAAGTTAGGAGGATAAATTGGGTAAAGAAAAAACTAAAATCTACTTTTGGCTAAAGTTCGACAAGAAGTTTTTTGAAAATATTTTTATCAAACGTTTAAAAAAGATGGCTGGCGGAGACACTATGACAGTCTTGTATATTCGTTTGATGCTAGAAAGTTTAGAAACAGACTGCATTTTATATTACGAAGGATACTTTGATAATTTGGTAGAAGAGCTTGCCATCAAGTTAGAGGTGTCTGAAGACGATATCAATATGACATTAGCTTACTTCACAAAATGCGGTCTAATCCAGATAGACGGTAGCGGTAACGCACAAATGCCCCAAGCTAAAGCTATGCTGGAAAGCGAGACGAACTGGGCAAAATATAAACGAGAAACTAGAAAAATTGGACAAATTCCAACCGATGTCCAACCAATGTCCAACCAATGTCCAACAGAGATAGAGATAGATATAGAGAAAAAGAAAGATAAAGAGAGAGAGTTAGATAAAGAGAAAGAATATATTGTCGAGCAGAGCCCGACTGAATATCTCTTTCCAGACTGGTTAGAAGAGAAATATGTCGAACAAGTCAAAAAAGGTAATCCCAAAAATTTTGATTATCGTATCCCAATAGCTTATCTCAACCAAAAAATGAACTCTAACTATAAGTTTGTAAAAACAAACACAGATTTAGTCAAAGCGAGACTAAAAGATAGTTATACTTTAGAAGATTTCAAAGCTGTCATAGATAAAAAATGCAGCGAGTGGGTAAATTCTGACATGGAAAAATATCTCAGGCCATCAACCTTGTTTAATGCTAGCAAGTTTGAGAGCTATCTCAATCAGCCAGAAGTTGCTAAAAGTGATTATTACCAGAAGCAACAAGGCCAACGATTTTCGCAAGCTGAGTTAGATGAGCTTAAGAAACCAGATCCGAAATATGGATTTTAGGAGGTATCTATGGCTTTTGGGTTAATGACAAGAGAGAGCATGCTCGAGAATGGCATTATTAGAGATACTGGGAAAACATGCGAAAAGCACGAGATGCCAATTTATGCTAGGAAAATGCCAAATCATGGCAATAGAGAAACAGAATTTTGTTGGCAATGTACAACAGAGTATATCCAAACGAAAAGTAATGCGGTTGACATTGCGTACAACAACCAGTCGTTGCTAGCTAAGGGTTATAAAGTGTTTTATAAAGAGAGCGTTTTATCAAAGGAAATTGCTAGTGCTACGTTGAAAAACTACAAGGAACATAGTGCTGTAGATACAAAAGCGCTAAACTATGCCAAACGAATCACCAGAGATTATGTTAAAGGAATGGAAGGTAACTCCCTCTTACAAGGACCTCCAGGGGTTGGCAAGAGCCACTTGTCTATGAGTATTGCTAAAAATATTAACGAGATGTTTAAATCTTACAATCAATCAAAGAGTGTGATATTTGTTTCGGTACCTTTGTTGTCCGGACTAGTCAAAGATACATTCGATTATGACGATAAAAAAAATAGCAAATATTCGCAAGAAAGAATGTCAAAGCTTCTCATCAATTGTGATTATCTGATACTTGATGACTTAGGCAAGGAGTCAACCACAGGTAACACCATTAAATCTGCTAGCGGTTGGACATATACGTTTTTATTTAATATTTTGGATAATCGGACAAATACTATCATTAATACAAATTTTAGTAGAGCTGAGCTTATGAAAATCTACGATGCTGCTTTTGTCGATCGCATAATCAAAGGTGCAAAAAACAATATTTTTAAATATCCAGATAATGCAGAAAGTAAGAGGTTCTGATGGAACTAACATTAACAACATTTTTTGGCTTATCAGAAGAGCATGTAGCAAGAATTATGGCTCTAGATGAAACTAGTCGAAATAAAAAAATTGAAGAATACAGGCAGTTAAGACTGCGCAGAGGGAGGATTGACTTTGGAAAATAGACCAGATTTGAAATTAGTAGCTGAAGAAAATATAGAGTTAAAGAAACAGTTGAAGAGATTAAAAGCCGAAAATTGGCAATTGAAACATAGAAAGAGGAAATAAATGGCTTATTTATACGAGTTACAGGGTATTTATGCGCAATTATCAGCTATGGATCTTGGTGATGAAACATTTCAAGACACTTTGGATAGCATCGACTTTCAATCAGATTTAGAGAATAATATTGAATATTTTGTAAAGATGTTAAAAAATACACAAGCTGATATTGAAATGTACAAAAACGAAAAAGAAGCTTTTTACAAAAAGCAAAAGCAAGCAGAAGCCAAAGCGGAAAAATACAAAGATACAATTAGGCTAGCAATGG